TCAAGTCCCACCTCCGCAACCAGTTTCACCTAAGACTGAGTTAAGCGTTGAAAATACGTTTATCTCGGTCTTAGTTGCTTCTATACGAGAAACTAGAAGTTCCACTGTTTTACGTTCATCTACGCTGATCTTTAGGCTTTGAAGCCAATCGGAAACCTGAGCTATCGTATAATCTTTAGGTAATGGAGCTTCTGAAAGCTCTTTGATACTATTTTTTAATACCGTTATTTTATTGCCGATGTCCGCTATTATATCGGTGGGAAGCACACTGCTGCCGAGAGCCCGCATGTAATTATCAATTTGGGTTTGCTTCTCTTCGATTTGCTGGCGCACATCGGCATTGTATTTTTCTATACGGTCTTTTTCACCCTTCGCATAATTTTGAAGGGCTTCATTGATTAGTTTTTGGTTTTTGTCTGAAAGTATAGAATGCAGGTACTGTTTTACGGAACGGTCTATATCCTCCATGCGAACAATGCCCATGCCGCATTTACCGGAGCAATAGTAAATCAGATACTCATGACCTTTTCGCTGAGTTTTGCTGCCGTACATCTTAGCACCGCAGTTACCACAGTATACAAGACCGCGACAGAGATAATCGGATTTTTTACCTGTTTGCTTTCTTTCGTCCATAATTCTTTGCACCTCATCAAATGTAGCCTTATCAACGATTGGCGGAATAGCATTTTCAAGTCGTATTGCATTCGGCTTTGTTCTGCGGAGAGAACGGTCTTTCTCTTCCTTGGGGCTATATGCGTAAACACCGGCATATTTCTCGTTACGAAGTATTTCATAAATCTGAGTATACTTCATCGGTTTGCCGCGCTTACCGATGATTCCGTTATCATCCATTTCCCTTACCAGTTCAACAAACCCCTCACGGTTGATTGCGCAGCGGAACATTTTTCGAACATATACTGCTTCTGCTTGGTTAATTATATATTTTTGGTCAACTATGTCATAGCCAAATGGGGCGACACCGCCATTATGAAGGCCCTGAAAGGCAATTTCCTTATGACCCTTTGTCACCTCTTCTGAAAGATTATCGATGTAATATTCCGAAAGAGCCCACATCATGGTTTTCATGATTTTTGCTTCTTTTGATTGACCGAAGTCCTGCGCTACCGCGATTAACGAGGCTCCGCCCTCGGCCAGTTTCAATTCTAAGTTAACATGTTCACCAACATTCCGGGCGATTCTATCATACTTGTGAACAAGTACAATATCATACATGTGGTTTGCGCAATCCTTGATCAATGCCTGGTATTGCTTACGGCTAGTCGTTTTGGAGCCTTTGCCGCTGATAGCCTCATCGGAATATACTTTTACTACGACATGGCCATGCCCAGCCGCGTATTCACGGCAGGCCCTAACTTGGGCTTCAATGCTTATTTCGTCTTGCTTATTGGTGGAATACCGTGCATATATTGCGGCTCTTAAACCGGAGTTCATTTTACATCACCTTTCAGGGTATCAGCTAATCCACAATGATTAAACTTTCACGGTATTGTTCGGCCGCAGGTATCTTTTCGATGTCAACTACCTTATCGTAGTTTTCCTTTATAACAGCTTCAATCTCATCAATGTCAGCTTTAAAGAATTCCTTACGGTCGTTAATTTTGTTTATGCGATTTTTATAAAAGCGCTGGTGCAGTTTTGCTTCCAATTCAGGAGCGTTATCAGAGAAGATTAATGCATGTACATCGAATTTAAACGGCACAGAAGCATCGCCGAGCTCGTCGACACGATCCATAGGCTCCAGCCTTCTGGTCATTCCGATTTTAAATACATTCTCGCCAAAGGCTCCAATGTTAGAAATAACATAGACATAACCTGCTTTTGCGTTTTGTTCCCGATAATCCACTGTCTTTTCTTCGGCGTCAAGCTGCACCATTTTTTCTTGGAGTTCTGCAAGTTTGGCCTCTATCTCGGGCCTAGAATCTGAATCAGCATGGTCAGCTTTTAATTGTAAATCCTTAATGGCATTTGCAAAGTGTTTACGTTCCTTTGCTATTCTTTCCCTCGCCATTCTAATTTCCTGCTCAAGCTTTTGTTGCTCTCTGAGTTCTTCTCTTGCTTGCCTTAATTCTTCTTTCTCCTGCTGCTTCTTCTGGGCATATTCAAAGGCTAGTGTTATTTCCCTGATTTTTAAACCGAGATATGCGGTACTCAACTCCATTTGAAAAGACTTTACAAGTTTGTTAATGTCATTGAATACTTTACGCATTCTCTCAATAGACTTATCTACATTATTGAATTTAACATTTTCAACCAAGGAATCACATTCAGAATTAAAGCACTTCACAACAAGTTTTGCCGTATCCGAAATTAGTTTTTTACCCTTCGCAGCACTGCCGTCCAAAGTGAAATACGGCGGTAAAATGGCGAAAGTGCCATTGCTAATCATTCTCTTTTGGTCTTCTCGGATAACTGCTAATCTTTCCTGGTATTCAGTTGCTTTTGTAAAAGAAAATACTGGCTTATATAAAGAAACCTCCTGCAGTGTTACCTCGTCATCCAGATCAACAATGCACGCCTTTTTATCTGCAATATCCTTAAGGTGCTGCTCGACTTGAGCGCTGAGGTCAGCTACTTCCTTTTCAAGGTCATTTTTACTATTTTGAAGCCTTGAAATTTCAGAAACAAGATTATCAAGCTGCATAACCTGGCCCTTTTTGGTGCTGAAGTCCGTTTGAAATTGTGTATATTGAGAACCGAGAACCCTAAACTCATTTTCCAGATTGTTTTTATTGGTTTGTAGTCTGGAAATTTCAGCTTGAATTTTCTCTATATTCTGCTGTTCCGGTGAGAGCATGTTTTCAAGCTCCTGAATTTTAGCCTTCAATGCTTCATTTTCTTTATTAGCTTTTGATTGGCCAAACAATCCCATTGTCATACCCTCCATGATGTTGTTTTTCGCTTAAGTTACTATTATAAGCCCTGCCTGCCCGGCAGGGCTTATTTTTATGCCATGGGGGTTATTGAAAGGTAGTAGTCACAAGCCTTCCGAATAAATCCCTCAGTAACACCAAAGTAATCAGCCAGTTCCCACGGGGACACTATGCCGCGCTCCACCACTGAAAATAATTCGTCCTGCGGTATAAGCTGCTTAAACGCCCATTTGTTGGCCCGGTATTCATGCCGGCCGTAAACATCGCAGTAGTTACTCTCATAGTAAAAGCTTCCGGTTATGCAGTGGCCGAGTTCATGGCATACCTTTACCTTTTCATCGGCCTCGCCCGTTATATGAGCGGGATCAATTGCAATATGGCAGGAACCATCATCACAGCATATGGATAGAGCCTTACTCCGAGGTAGGGGGAAAAAGTTTATCGACACTTTATTATCTTCAGCAATTTTATAAACTGTCTTTGTCTCCATTTTCTTTTTTGTCCTTTATATACTTGGCGAAACGCTTAACTTCATCTAGTACTTCATCGTCAATTTGAGTGGTTCCAAAAAGAGCAAATTTTATATCGTCAGTAGATGATTCAATTTTTGATGCATTTCCTAGCAGATAGTCAGTAGAAACATCGAAGTAGTTAGCAATTTTAAGAATGACGTCTGCGGAAGGTATCGTTCCGCGTTCACGCCAAGTCGCAAAGCTATTTTTATTTAAAGATAAATCCTCCAACATTTTCTTTTTGGTGGTTGACTTTAAGGCAATAAGCGATTCAATACGTTCGATAAAATCCATAAAATAGCACTACCTTTTCAAAATACCACAATTGAATGATATTTTTCTATTGACTTCCCGCATATGTTGGATTATACTTAACACAAACCCACAAAGACATATAAAGAACAAGCCATAACATTAGCGTTGTTATGGAAAAGAGAATTTATGCGTTTTGAGGGTTTTGAGAGAGATGGGACAGGCGGCCTTACGGCAACTGCAATTGTCGTGTGTAAAACAGGCTGCCTGTGTCCTACGACTAACAATTTACCACAAATAATAACAAAAAGCAATAGGAGGAAGTGAAAAATATGGGATTACTTACAGTAAAAGAGGTAGCGGACAGGCTGAAACTTACGCCTTACACCGTGCGTGAATGGATTCGAGAGGGAAAGCTCAAGGCCAGCAAGGTAGGCGGGGTATGGAGGATTAAGGAAGATAACCTTTCAGCACTTCTTGAGGAAAGCGGAGGGAAGGCAGCATGTTAGTACCAGTAAGCGGAAAAATGAATCTCGAAACCGGGGTAATGACCTATGTTTACAAAGAATGTGACGAAAAGGTTTTTGCTGAGTTTATCCGAAAGGTTGTCGAGCAGGTAGCGGAGAGTAAGAACGGTGCTTTTACCTTCGTAAAGTAGCTTTTGCAGTCAACTGCAGAGATCCGGCAAATTTGAGCGTAGCACAATTGTTGTCCGTTTAAAGGGACATTAAAAAAGCCCGCCGAGCGGGTGGTAAGAAATAGGGTGAAAAAGAATGGATCTAAGTACAATCAAAACCTGTGACCTTGTTACTGAACTCTCAAAAAGAGAGGGCGTGCAAAAGATTGTGGCAGAGCCGTATGAAGCGTATACAGCCACAGTGGGGGAAAATCAAATTTCCGACAGTGGCCCTGCCCTAATCATGGTCGTTACGGATTAGCCAATTCGTGTGTAGGGGTACGAATTCTTAATGTAAGCATGGAAGTATTGACCGTGCGAAGGTGCATTCATTAAGCCCTGATAAACGCTCAGTGGAACCCCTGTGTATTGGTAGGTTCCGCCGGAGTTAAACCTTATCACCAAAGTTCCGTTTTCATATCCTACAGAACTGAGATCTGATGAGGAAACTGGATGCATAAGCATATTCTTCTTCACCTCCTTTCGACTAAATAATACCATGCGTCGATGGAGGGTGCAACAAAATATTCCAGTAAAAAGCCGCCAAGCGGATTACTCAAGTTCCTATATAGGACAACCACGAAATATGTACCCAGAAAGGAGCCTCGGTATGTCAAAGAAACCTGATTTTGAAGCCTACCTCAAGCGCATCTTCGCGGGCGGCAAACGAAAGCTCACCAGCGCCGACCTGCCGCTCGAGAACGACGATGATTTTGTTTGTTCTATCATGCTGTCCATGTGTGATGAATGTGAAGTTCAGCCGTTGGAAGGTTCCATCAGCAAGAACGGCTACACGATTGCTAATCTGGTGATTCGCAGATGCAGTTGAAGATTATCGCCATTGCCGGCCCCCTGGCATATGCCTATGACGACGACAGCGGGCAGTACCACTTTCTTACCGATTACCAGCCCACCGAGAGCGGGTGCACATACGTCATATCCTCAACCTCGGCAAATCCGCTGTTAGTATGGACGCTGTACTGGCAGATGGCCGATTGTTACATGCGCCGCCGTATTGGCGCCGCGCTCGAAAAGCAGGGTATGAGCCCATATACCGGAGAACCCAATAAGAACGCAGCGGAAGGAAGTGAGAAAGTCAATGAAGATTGAACCCCGTGATTGTTGCCGCTGCTGGTGTAATAGCTGCGCGAAGCTTGAATTCTGCCCTGTCGCACCGGAACGAAACAACAGACTGAGGCCGAATCCTTGTGTCGATTGCGATGAAGGCAAGAGATATAAGCCCATGAACAAACCTCAATGTGAGCGTTACGAAAGGGAGTGTTAATGTGAACCTGCTGGCAGAGGCAATTAAGCACGAGCTGTGCCGCCTGGTTGACGGAACTCTGCTACCTCCTACCGTCGAGGAACTCGGCACCATAAGGCTGTATATCAGCCGGAATCTGCCGGACGGTAACACCTGTACACTGTATCTGACCCCCGATGTGGAAGAGATTAAGCGGAAGCTTCACGGATGTGAGCGTGTCAAACAAGGAGCAAAAGACGTATGAGTATGTTATTTGACCGCGGACGGGTGCAGATTGAACTTGGTTCAGGGGATGTTAACATCCACTTCGGAGGCAATAAAGATACCGGAGTTATTGGACTTGTACCAGCAAAAGCGCACCCAATCGGCGAAAAGTGCAAACCTATAGTAACCAACGTACGGGAGGCGCCGGTATCATTCTACTTTCACGACCCTAAAAGTATTGATGTCCTGATTTCGGCGTGTGAAAAGGTTAAGGCGATTATGGCAACGCAGGCTGAGAGGACCGAACATGATGATGCTAAGGAGGCCGCCCGATGAACAACGAACTGGTAGACGCCTACATAACCCTGATGATCCTTGTTGGATGGATTCTCCTTCTTACCCCGTTGGTGTGCTTCATCATGGCGCTATTTCCCGGTGATTTACTCGAGCGCATTCGCTACGGCAAACGCGTCGACGCCAATACCCGTTATGGGCGGCCGCGGAATCTCAAAGTGGACAGGCAGGTGTTTTCATGCAAAACGGATGCTGTAAGGATTGCCCGGAACGCAAGCCCCTCTGTCAAAGCAGTTGCCACAAGCTGGCCGGACAGCAGCAAGAGCAGACCCGCCGTAAAGAATATCTGAAGAAAGAGAGGAGAATGGACGCATTTGTGTTCTCAGTTCTGCAAAAGAAATAGCGCCCTGTGGAGCGGCAACTCCAGCATGGCGCAAGGTTAAAGGTTTCATCATTATTGTACGAGAAGCATCAATCAGTGTCAACAACAAAATAACGGTTTGTAGAAAAAACAGCTTGTATTGAAGCCTCGAAAACTCATACAAGCTGTCCTGCTATACGATAAGGCAATGCCATATTCATAACAAAAGTATACCACAAATATGGCATGAATGCAAGGGTTTGTCAAAAGCCACCGCGGCTTTTGTTCCCCGTAAATAAAATTAACTTATCGTCATGGCTATACGGAAAGTATAAAAATGAAAGGTAAGGAAAAGGACGTGCCATTCATTGAAAAGAAGATTGTCAGCGGGAACCTTGTAGAGATAGAACAGTACTTCGCCCCCCATATCGGTAAGCAGCTGGTGAGGAGTCCAAACCAAAGCCCCACCCCGGAGAAGCAGGAGGAGCTGAACACGGTCCATGCCAGAAAGAAACTGGTAAGGTTGATTAACACGAATTTCAGCCATAAGAATAAAGACCTGTTCGCTACCTTCTGCCATCAGAAGGAGGTCACCGAGCAGGAGGCCAAAAAAGAGATTGAGAAGCTCATCCGTGCTGTGAGGAAGTACCGCAGAGAGCACGGCCTACCGGAGCTCAAATACATCCTCATCACCGAGCATCAGGGCAAATGGCATCATCACCTCATCTTGAATAACATGCCCATCGAAGATCTGTTCGAGCTGTGGGAGCATGGACGAACGCAGGTGTCTATTCTGGATGACTGTTACAGCTACAAAGACCTCGCTGTATATCTCACCACGGATGAAAAGTCCTCCCGCAAGAAGAACGCCACACCCCAAGAGCAGGACAACGCCAAGGAGCCCCGCCGCAAGCATGCCAAGCGCTGGAGCTGCAGCCGAAACCTTGAGAAGCCAAAGGAGTTCCCGCCGAAGATTATCAGTAAGGTATCCTGCGGAGATCCGAAGGCCCCCAAGGGCTACCGGCTGCTGCCGGACTGGGTGAAGGGCTGCGACAGCGCGGGAAATCCATACATGGCGTATTCCTATGTCATCGAAACGCCCAGAGCGGGCAATAACAAGAAGAAACGGCGGTGTTGAGGTTGGAATATACCCATGCAGACCTGCACAAGGCTTACGCCTTCCTGTTCGATTTCATTCTTGGGAAAATCAGCATAAACCTACATAACGGCGTCCCTGCGGATCAGGTGCGGCTGTGGGTGATGAGAACCATCGGAAAGCTGGAGCCCCGGCCGGAGAAGCAGGCTTTTATGGATTTCTGCCTCGGCTGGGTAAATGTTGTGGTATCGGTGCTACCGGAAACAGACCCGCCCCCAGAGCAGATGAAACTGGAGTAGCGCTAACGAGCGGGTAAAGTCGTTTTTGCAGATGACTGCAAAGAAAATGAGAGGAGACACAGAAATGTTGGATAAAGCAATCGAAATGATTATCGCGCAGCAGGCCAAAGCGCCGGATCGCAGCCCTATAAGATTGATGGGTGAGCAGCTGAAGGATATCTGCCGCACCACACCGGGTGCCGCCGAACTGGTGGCTAAAGACCTTGAAGTGCCTGAAATGAGCCTCGAGCACCTGAAAAAGAAGTTTGACGATTTTGCAAGTGCCCATAAGAGCGGAAACCAGTCCTGCATCTTCCCTGATGAGGCGGACAAGCTTATCCGAGAGTTCTACGGTCTGCCGATGCCGGGGGCAGTACCATCACCGGTAAATCAGGCGCCGGCCGGAAAAGTCATCTCGCTTTTGGACATGATGTAGGAGGCGGTCACGATGAGATGGACAAAAAAAGAGCTTGAGCAGATACAGATAGACCCGTTTCCCCAAAAGCTCACCGGGCATAAGCAGGAAAAGCTTGTGATGGCTGCGAAGCCGTATGCCTATCATGGAGAGGATATTCTTATCGCTACCTTCTACAGCTTCAAGAGTAAAGCCCCTTTCTGCCGGGTTTTTCTCGCAAAGGACAGCGATATCACTCAGCTGTTCGCCGTAGGAATGATACTCCCTAATCAACCTGCATTCACATGGAGCAAGAAGGGAATCTCTGACATTAGGACGCCCAACGAAGACTGGACCACCATTAACTACAGAGACAACACTATGATAGCCGACAACGACACAAAGGAAGCGGTTGATTGTTTCCTCCCGAATGTGAAGGTTTGGAACGATTGGCCTCTTGATAAAATTGACAGGTTTCAGAACAGGCTTCGCAGTGAGCGCAGTACGGCCATTATGGATAAGCGATGCAAATCAGACAGCGAGATCATGGAGATGGTCTTTTCCAAGCTGCCGCCCCTGCCGGAGGATATGGAACAGCAGATACTGGACGGACCGCTAGACTATAGCCGGTATATGTTCTACCGGAGCGGGAAGGTACGAGACCCATTAACCGGGCTTAAGGAAACGCGATATTTCGGGTACTGCCCTTACTGCAAGGAAGAATATGAGCTTGACTGGATACCAACTCACAAAGAAAAAGAATACCGGTGCCCAGGGTGCAGCTCTCTTGTTACTACCTACGCCAGAGGTATTTCACGCAGACGGTTGGTTGACCGGTGTAATTACATGGTTTGGAGTATCAGCGGCCGCGAGGTATTCGCGCGGATGTTTGAAGTCGAGCGGGATTATTCTGTGGAGCCTGAAAAGGTACATACCCATCTTGAAGAATGCGAGCGGTTTTACTTCACAGATGGTACCGCCTACAAATTCTCGCGGTATGAGTATTACGCAATGGGCAGCAGATACCTCACGTACAATTGGCACAAACAAACGCAGGTCACAGAGGATGTATACGACTTTTATATTTACCCTCACCCCAAGGATATCTTTATAGGCACCTGCGCGGAGCATAGCCACCTTGATGATTACTTAAAGCTATGCCACAAAAAGAAACGTTCGAGTAAACCAATGCAGTACCTGGGATGCTATGTAAAAACCCCATCCATGGAGCATCTGCTTGACAGCGGTCTCCACACCCTGTTATTTGAGCGGATAGGCCATTTCGGAGGCGCTTACAAGCTGATTGACTGGAAGAAAACCCGGCCGTACGACATGCTGGGCGTTTCCCGGCCGGAACTCGAACAGATCATTAAGCTTCAGTTAAACGGTGAGAAAATCATGGTATATAAAAAGCTGAAACCGTCAGGGATAGCGTTAGATGACCACGGGGTTGATGTAATCAATTTCTTATGTAATTCCAGCAATAATGAAAAACGCTTGAAACGCTTTGAGCAGCTTGGCTTAAATAAAACTCTTCGCTATTTTGATTACCAGCAGCGCAAAAACTTTAATAAAGCCGGTTACGCCACTATCTGGCAGCATCTGAAGGATTATCACGATATGTGCGTAAAACTCGGCTATGACCTTGCAAACGACTATTACCTTTTTCCACCTAACCTTAAAAAAGCCCACGATGCTGCTGCAAGGATTATAGCCAAACAGGAAGAGCTCGCAAACAAGGAGAAGTACAAGAAAGAGCGGGCTGAGTGGGAACAGCTGTATAAGTCACTCAGTGAGCTTAGTTATTCGGACGGTACCCTGCTGATCAGGCCGGTGAGGTCAAGAGAAGAGCTTATTCTGGAAGGAAAGATACTGCAGCACTGTGTGGCAGGCTACGCCGACAGGGTACGACGGGGTGAAACCTGCATCTTTTTTATTCGCAAGAACGACCAGCCGGACGAGCCATATTATACCCTCAATATCACCCCGTTGCCAAAGTGTGAGTTTATCCAGTGCCATGGATTTGATAATGACAGACACCTTCCCGGAGGACAGCGGCCGCAGTTGATTAAAGACTTTGAGAAGAAGTGGTTTTCTCAGGTTGTCGAGCCGTGGAAGAAGAAAAAGGCCAAGGAACAGCAGAAGATGAAGCTTTTGCAGACGAATGCAACGGTTCAGCAGTCGGAGCTTATAAGGGCGGTGGTGTAGAATGCAGTGCCCGTATTACGGTGGTACTACTTCAGGCAATACCAAAGCGGAAATCAAATGCGGGGAAGGATTTATCTTCTCATTTGCGTTGCCTGATAGAAAACCTGACTATATACGAAGGTCGGCCCAATGTCTGAATAATACGCCGGACAGAGCGTACAGTGAAAGCTGTTGCCGCCATTTTCTGTTTCGGGAGCTTCAGCGCCTGGGAGAAAGCCCACAAAGCAACCATCACAACAAGGAGCTGCAGGAAATGTACATAAGGCTGGTGCCGCAGAAGCCCCAGCAAAAACTCGAGATTGAGAAGGAGGATAACATCATGTCCGAATTAACAGCACCGGTGGCCATGGAAGCCACCCAGCACGATAAAGCAGTTGAGCTGCACCAGTACATACTCGCCCAAGGTCAGGTAGTAGCCCATGGCCTTACCGAGATAGGCCGTAGCCTGAAGGAGATGCGCGACCAAAAGCTTTATATCGAGCTCGGCCACGATACCTTTGAGGCATATACCGAACAGATGCTTAACCTGAAGCAGCGCCAGGCTTATAACTACATCTCAATTTATGAAACCTATGGGCCAAAGTTCATCGACACCCACGGAGATCTCGGTATCAGTAAGCTGCTTCTGTTGGAATCTGTTCCTGCACTCGAGCGTGAAGAATTCCTCGAAGAACACGACGTCGGTGATATGTCAGTCCGGGAACTCAAGGAGATCACCGACAAGTATAACAAGGCCTGTGAGCAGATAAGCCTGCTGCAGGACGAACTGAAAGACAAGGGCGTTACCGCCGAAGCCGAGCATAGGCTTCTGGAGGAAAACGCCGCCCTTGCTGCAAAAGTCAAAGAACTTGAGAACCGCCCCATTGATGTAGCTGTGCAGCAGCCCTCAGCTGAGGACATCGCAAAAATCAAAAAGCAGGCCGAAAAGGACGCTAAGGCAAGCACCAAGGCCGAAATCGAAAAAGCGGTTGAAAAGGCCAAGAAGGAAGCCCAGCAGGCCGCCGATGAGCGGGTTAAGCAGGCCAAAGAAGCCGCTGAAAAGGCCACCGAGGAAAGAATCAAGCAAAGCCTTGAGCAGGTAGAGAAGGAGAAGACCGCAGCTCTTGAGCGGGAGGATAGGCTGAAGAAGCAGCTGGCGGTCACCGGTAACTCTGACAGCGTTCTCTTCGCCCACGTGTTCGAGGAGTACCAAAGCAATTTCAACCGCCTGTTAGGTATTATCAAGAAGATTGAAGCTACCGACCAAGATACTGCTGCAAAGCTCCGCGGAGCCCTGAAGAAGATTACAATTTCTCAGCTTGAACAGGCGGGTGAGTAGTATGAACGATATCTACGGCGGCAAGAACCCCGCAAACATCATGCGCGGCCGCCAAAGCCGCGCACAGGGAGAGTTGTTTGAGAAACTGTTAAAAGCCTCATGCAAACATTACGAAGAAATCGGCCTCGCTAAAATAGAAAAAACTCCGGAACCATTCAAGGTTACAGGGCAGGTGCAGGCAAGGCCGGGGACAAGAGAGCGCCTGCACTTTAAGGGATATTTTGAAACTAAAGCGCAACCTGATTTTAAAGGTACCGTTGCTGGTGGCCGCAGTATTGTTTTTGAAGCCAAGCATACCGACACCGACCGAATCACCCAAGAGCGGGTAACGCAGGAGCAGACCGCAGCACTCAACCAACACTTCAAGCTTCGGGCATTGTGCTTCGTGATAGTATCCTTCGGCCTTGAGCGGTTCTATTTTATCCCCTGGGAGGAATGGAAGGGCATGAAAGAGCTTTACGGGCGCCGGTATGTAACCGAGCAGGACATCATCAAGCACAGAGTAAGGTTTAACGGCTTATATATCTCTTTTCTACGGGAGGAAACGGCATGAATTACTTTACAGATGGTGTATGCCCCAAGTGCGGTGGACAAACCCACGGAATCAACGGCCCGGCGAAATGCTGGGCCTGCGGCTGGACGGAATCACAGGAAGATTACGAGGCCGCCAGAGGGTCCATAGACAAGGCCGTATCGGAAGCCGCCAAGAGGGTGACAGCCAAAAAACAAAAGAAAAATAGCCGCGCTTGGTTGAAGTTCCAGCTTACCATTAACCTGCGTCACAACCTAAGGCGGCTCATGTGCTTGTTTATCATCCCTTTCGGCCTGCTTCGCAAACCAAGGCCGGTAGAGCAGGAAGAGGTATGGTTATGTCCTGTATGCCCGCATTGCTATGAGCCTACCTACAACGATAGGTACTGCGTATTCTGCGGGCAGAGGTTTTTGGAGGGTGAAAACGATGCCTAGATGTAGCAAATGTGGAAAGTCAGTCGCAGTCGCGCCGATCATCTGTGGAGAGTGCCAGCAGTCAGCCTCCGCAGCGGCCGAAGATCTCCTGCAGAAAATATGTGACGGCTACTGTCATTGGCCATGGGTCATTAAGGACCAAGAGAAAATGAGTGCCAAGTGTGACGGATGCGAGATTGAGGCCATGGTGTACGCAATGACGGGTGCCAGGCAATGAAGCGCCGGAGGCCTCCACAGCGTCCACGGCAGAGCAACTCTGACTGCTGGATCTGTCAAAAGCGCCGATACTGCATCGACGCAAGCCGCAGGTACCCGTGCAGAAATTTTACACCAAGAACGAAGGAGCGGGTCAGATGGAACAGCTAGACGCCACAACAATAATGATGGTTGCCGGGCTTATCCTCATAATAGGGATAATCTTTGACTGGCCCCACAACCGCAAAAAATAGGAGGTAAAAACAGAGTGCGAAAGCTTAGAGTAATAATTAGCCTCGCCGCGGCGCTGGCCGCGCTGACCATATCGGTACAAGCCTACGACTTGCGCAAGGTAAGCGATATCACCCCGGAGCAGCTTGAACCATACATGCACCCGGACACCCGCCACCTCGCCGTCGACATCATCCGCATATGTGCCCAAGAGGGAGTGTCGGCCGAGTTTATCGCCACGGTGGTGCGGTGGGAGCGTATACCTGAGCTACATAACTGGTTCGGCTGGAAAACCGACGATGGCCAATACAAAGCCTTCGCCACCGATACAGAGGGGTTAGAGTATTGCATTCACAACATCAAGACCATGTACCTCACAGACACTGGAGAATACTATAGCGGAGGCTATGATGTGGCCGCAGTAAGTAAACTGTACAATAATACGGACTTCTGGCGGGAAGAAATAGAATCCGGCATCATGAACATAGTTGAGAGGAGCGGTCAGCCATGATGAAAGCCATAACTGAAATGCAGCCCTATGGAACCCTGATAATTGACGGCTATAAGCATTACGAAACCCATAGCCGCAAAACCAACATCCGTGGCCGTGTAGCGATACATGCAGCCAAGAAGCACAATATACCTCATTCAGTATTCGAGAAAATCGCAAGGGCACTGAGGATACCTGATAACAAGTATGTTGGCTCATGGCTGTATTATCTGGAACTTAATTATCCGCCTATCTATTTCGGCGCCGTCCTCGGAACGGTTGAAATATTAGATTGTATTCCGGTGGAGCAGATCCGCGACAAGCTTTCCCCGGCCGAGCTTGCCATGGGCGATTATTCAGATGGCAGGTATGCTTATAAACTTGCCTGTCCGATAAAATTTGCCGAACCTATACCCGCAAAGGGCTCACAGGGCTGGTGGAACTGGGATGGTGGTGCCTAATGAACTGGACTATCATCATCACCGTCGCAAGCCTCGTCGGCTCGGTAGCCAACGCCTATAAAAAGCGCTGGTGCTTTGCAATCTGGCTCGTAACCAATGCCTCATGGTGCATATACGACTGCACACAGGGTATGTATACACAGGCAATATTATTCGCAGTAAATTTCATAATCGCCCTACTAGGGCTTATCAATTGGCGGAAGGCCAAGACCATCAAAGGAGGTGCAACTGATGGACTGGAAAAGGGAAGCAGTTAATGACTTGAAAAGATTTCAACCGCAAAAGGATAGCCTTGAAAATATTAAGGCGCGTATTCAAGCCCTGAAAGCCCAATATGGAGCAATCAAATGTTCTATGGGAGATTCAACGCCAGTTAAGGGTGGTGCATCCCGTATTGAGGATAGGTTGCTCGACAATATCGTAGAGCGGCAGCGCCTCACATATACCTACAGGGCGACAGAGAGGCTGGTAGAGTTGGTTGAGCGTGGGCTTTCGGGACTGGACGAGCGGGAACTCCGAATCCTTGAACTCTTCTATATTCGAGGGGCAAAGGGAAATGTAGAACGCTTGATGGAGGAACTGGACTTAGAAAAGACTAGGCTTTACGAACTTAAAGACGATGCACTATACAAATTCACGGTTAGGGAATACGGCCTGCCAGACTACTAAAAAGAGCGGAAAAAAAGCGGAAGATTTTTAGTAAAAGATATGTTATACTAAAAGCATCAAATAGTGCAAAGAGAAAAGCGAAGGTTTAATCCTCCGCTTTTTCTTTACACAATTCATCAAGAGTAACACCAAGCACATCAGCGATTATAATTGCATTCGACACAAGACAATCGCCACGCTTTTCAATGTCCTGCAAGGTGCGCCGGGAAAGGCCGGTTAATTCTACTAATTGAGGGACGGATAAGCCTTTCCCGGTTCTTATTACTTTTAGGTTCAATTAGTCACGCTCCTTCTTTGAAGGTATGAGATTAGACAGCGCTATACCGGCAGCGGCAGCAAGAATTAGGGTTGCAATCTGATTGATGATTGCAGCAGCATCACCGCTCCAGTTAAGCATAAACAGGCGGGCAGCGAATAACACTAGGATTGCGATGTTTATAATCTTCTTGACCATAATATATGCAGATGATACGATGAGGGAGGAAGGGGAGGTTTCCCTCCCGTTTCCTCTGGGCTTCTCACCGTTTCCGTTTGTGGCGTTTGCGGTGTGAGGCCTTTTCTCTTGGTCGGCTTATAATCGCTGTTATCAGACCGATTATTGCAGCTAACAAGCTGACCTGACCATCGCTCATCCGCATCACATCCTCTCTATGTGACGTGCTTGTCAACGATATTCTTGCAAGTAAAAAACATTTAAAGCCTGCTGGTCAATAAGCAGGCTATTTTTATACCATTTTGCAGTCAACTGCAAAGAAAAGTGAGGTGAACCGTTCCCATGACAGCAAAACAAAAGCGTTTCTGCGAAGAGTACCTTGTTGATCTCTGTGCAACTCAGGCTGCCATCCGAGCGGGTTACAGCGTGGAATCGGCCGCTTCTATCGGCAGTGAAAACCTTAGAAAACCTGAGATTCGCGCGCATATAGATAAGGCCCTTGCCGAGCGCTCCAAGCGCACCGGAATCAATTCCGAGCGTGTACTGCGGGAGCTTGCACGCGTCGCTTTTGTGAACCCAGTTGAGGTTGTGGATACTAGGCAAGCTACCGTAAAAGAGGGGGCCACAGCTGATGATACTGCGGCAATAGCCTCAGTAAAGGTTAAAACTATTCCCACGGCAGAGGGCACCGGCATAGAGCGGGAGATTAAGTTTGCCGATAAGCTAAAAGCACTAGAGTTACTGGGCAGGCATATGGGTATGTTTAATGACAGGATTGCCATAGAAACCGAGCAGGTAAAAATTATTGACGATATCCCAAAGGGTGATAGCAGTGAGTAGCGTAAAGCTTACGGAGCTGATAGCACCCTCTTTCTATACCATTCACCGTGATGTGAAGGCTTTAGGGCATACCCATTACTGGCTAAAAGGCGGGCGCGGTAGCACAAAATCATCGTTTGTCAGCATCGAGATTATCATGGGCATGATGACCGACCCGCAGGCAAACGCCGTGTGTATGCGCAAGGTCGGTCTGTATCTCAAGGAAAGTGTATACGAGCAGCTGGTGTGGGCCATTGAAAAGCTCGGGGTATCCCACTTGTGGGAGGAACGCCTCAGCCCCCTCGGCCTGATCTACCGCCCCACAGGGCAACGTATACTATTCCGCGGGGCCGATAAGCCCAAGAAGATTAAATCTACCAAGGTGTCAAAGGGGTACATCAAATACCTGTGGTATGAGGAACTGGATGAATTTGACGGGATGGAGGAAGTTCGAACCATCAACCAGTCGCTTATCCGCGGCGGCGATAGCTTTGTGGTGTTTTACAGCTACAACCCGCCCAAGAGCGCACGCAGCTGGGTAAACGCCGAAGTCATCGAGCAGCGCCCGGATAGGCTTATCCATCAGAGCACGTATCTCTCTGTGCCCCCGCAATGGCTGGGGCAGCAGTTTTATATCGAGGCCGAGCACCTCAAAGCAACCAAACCAGAGGCCTACGAGCATGAATACCTAGGCAAGGTTACCGGTACAGGCGGCGAGGTATTTATAAACCTGCAGATACAGGAGATTTCCGACGAAGAGATAAAGGCCTTCGACCATATTAAGCGTGGTCTCGACTTCGGCTACGCCGTGGATCCGTTGCATTATACTGTATGCCACCATAACAAGGGCAAGCGGCGGCTGTATATCTTCGGAGAAATTCACAAGGTGGCGCTGTCAACCACCGAAGCCGTACGGCTCATCAAGGCAGAGAACCGACTGAATCAGCGTATTACCGCCGATAGCGAGGAACCCCGCACCATCGCCACCATGAAGGCGGAGGGGCTGTATATTGTCCCCGCGAAGAAAGGCCCAGATAGCGTGGAGCACGGTATCAAATATCTGCAAGATCTTGAGGCGATTATCATCGACCCAGTACGCTGCCCGAACACTGCGCGGGAGTTTTCAGGCTATGAGTATGAGCCTGATAAAGATGGCGGCTTCAAGGCCGATTACCCAGATAAGGATAACCACAGTATTGACGCGGTGCGGTACGCCATCGAGGATGAAATCATCAGAAGAGGAGTGCGGCTAGGATAATGGAATTAGCAGTAGCCAAAAAGGTTATAGAAAAGGCGCTCAAGGATAACGACGCTTTCTACAAGAAAGCCAAGACGGCGCAGGAATACTATGACAACGACAGCGCAATCATGCAGCACGGGGCTGCCGCCATCGCCGAGGTGAATAAATTCCTGCAGGAGATTGGCCGCAACCCGTTAAAGTCTGCGGACAATCGTATCCCCACCAACTGGCACCGAATTATTACCGACCAGAAAGTGGGGTATCTGTTTACCTACCCGCCCTCCTTTGACACAGACAACGAGGCAGTGAATACAAGTATCATGCAGACGCTGGGGGATGACTACGAGGCCATTATCAAAACCTTAGGCACCGACGCCACCAATGCCGGCCGCGCATGGCTACACTATTGGTATGATACGGGGGAGGATGGCAAAAAGACCGCTTTCCAGTATCATTTCATTGATCCGACACAGGTATTACCCATATATGACACCGAGAACATCAAGCTACCGCTCAAGACCCTTGTGCGAACCTATCAGATAACGGATGATAAGGGTGATGATTACATTCGGTTTGAGGTCTGGACGGATACAGAGGTATCGTACTTCTGCAGAAGGGCAAGCGAAGCCGACAAGAGCAACATTACCGCAGAAACCATGCTGCTTGACGGTGCGGTTATACAGAAGGTGCTGCCCCATACCTATGGAGAAATTCCCTTCATCGAGTTTAAGAATAACGCCGCCTCCACCGGCGACCTGCAGATGTATAAGCGGCTGATTGACGCGATGGATAAGCTTATCAGCGGCTTTGCTAACGATGTAGACGATATCCAGGAGATTGTGTGGGTTATCAAAAACTACGCAGGGGAAACCTCCGACGTGTTCTATGATAAGGACGGCAAGGAGGTGCCGCGTAAGATAGATCTGCTGCAGGAACTCAAAGCTCGCAAGGTGCTGCATGTGGATGGCGACGGCGGGGTAGATAAGCTTACTGCGGAGATACCTTTCGAGGCCCGCACCAAGCTATATGAAATTCTTGAAAAACAGATATACATCAGCGCCATGGCTGTAAACCCCAATCCCGAGCGTACCGGGCAGGCCACAGGCACCTACATAGATTTTCTGTACTCGCTGCTGGAACTGAAGTCTGGGCTTACCGAAACAGCTTTCCGCGCAGCGCTCGGCAAGCTTATAAAGGCCATCCTGCGATACAACGGGCTTGATGAGAAGATGCAGGTGCAGCAGACATGGACGCGTAATAAGCCGAAGGTGGATACCGAGGTGGCGGATATGATTAACAACACCCCCGATGAAATCCTCTCGCGCCGGACAAAAACCAAGGTGCACCCGCTAGTTGAGGACTACCAGGAGGAGCTCAAGCAGATTGAGAAGGAAGCCGCGGTCACCGAGGAGCCGCCGCTGTATCCGCAGCAGAAGCTACCGGGCGCCGCCAAGAAGGATGAGGAGTAATGGGATACTGGGAGGACAGGCAGCTACAACGCTTTCAACAATCTGAGCAGCGTATAGAGGATTATTACCGAGAGCTGCAGGAAGCCTTTGAAAGAGCACAGGATGCTGTAACGGACACTGTTAACCGCTTTTTTTCCCGTTATGCCAAGGATAACAAGATATCCCTTAGCGAAGCACGCAAGGCCCTCAGCTTCAAGGAGATGCAGAAATTCAAGGGCAGCTTGGCGGAGTATGAGCAGCTGGCGCGAGAGAGCATTGGCACCTTTAGCCTTGAAGTGGAAAACCTTTCAACAAAGGCTCGCATCACCCGTTATGAAGCGCTGCAGGCCGAGATAAAGGCCATCCTTGCACAGTTGTACGATACCGACTATGAACAGAAGGCCGGCGGCGCACTCAAGGATATTTATACCGACAACCGCCACCGTATACAGTTTGATTACGACCAGTACACCGGCTTTCATCACAACTTCGCCCAGGTTAACACTCAGCTTGTGGAATCGCTGCTCAAATATCCGTTCAATGGCCTTGACTTTAGTGAACGCATCTGGCGGCAGAACGCTGATCTGAATGTCAAACTCAAGCAGGCGCTCACCACGGCGTTTGTACAGGGTAAAAATACCTACGACCTTTCAAAGCAGTTTGCAAAGGTATTTGACGTCAAGCGTAGTGAGGCCTATCGGCTGCTCAACACCGAGGCCGCTTTTATTCAAGGGCAAGCCACGGCTGACGGCTATAAGGAGACGGGGGTGGAGCAATATGAAATCTGCGCCACGCTTGACAGCCACACCTCCGAGATTTGCCGAGAGCAGGACGGGAAGGTATATGAAACTGCAAAGATGGTTGTCGGCGTGAACTACCCGCCGTTTCATCCGCACTGCCGTACAACCACCGTCCCAGTCATTGAGGGTTACGACAAGAGCAAGGATACCCGCATTGCCCGAGACCCGAGCACCAGCAAGGCGGTAGAGGTGCCAGCAGGCATGACGTATAGGGAATGGAAAGCCTCTCTGGTTGAAAAATACGGTGCGGCAGAAATGGAGGCTTTGCAGAATAAAGAGAAAAGCGAATCAAAGGATTTTGCCCAGTATCAAAAATACAAGGCTGCGATAGGCGGGCAGGTACCTAAAACATTTGCCAATTTTCAGGAATTGAAGTATAATAATACTGAAGAATGGGAACGGCTAAAAGGTTATTTCAGATATTGCGAAAAGTACCCTCAAGCGCAAATAGAACATTACGATATTTATCGCGAGCTGCATTCGAAAGGCATAAAAAACGGCGCGATACTTCCGCCTGAAAAGGTAACAAGTTATATTTTAAAAGACCCAGCTGCAAAAGACCCATACCACATTATGAAAAGGATGGCGGAACGCAACATTACGGATGATGAAGTACATAGCTTTGTTGATGGGGCGTTGGCGATGTCTAGTCAGTGGAACGGTACACGCAAGGTCTTCTACTCCCCCGGTGGAGTAACGGTAGTTACAAAGCTAGGCGATGACTGGATAGCGAAAACCGTATGGAGCAAAGCGGACTTTGACGAACAGATGCAGACCATAATGGAGGTGATTGAAAAGTATGTCAAAGGGAATAATTGACTACGAAGCAGATCGATATTGTCCTGCGTATAAAAAAGCAATTTCTGCTGATTTATGTTACGATTCGCTTATGTGCCTTAATGGCAGCTTTAAAATATCCTCTACACCTGAACTGTCAGAAATCGAGGATATAGAGGCGGCCAGAAAGAGGTGCGCCGAGTGCCCTTATAGCGACCTCGAATAAAACCACTCATCCATTGTGAATGAGTGGTTTTTTCACGCCCTTTTGCAGTCAACTGCAAAACTGAAAGGAGGTACCTGTTATGCGGCGCGCAAAGTAATGCGCCTACATAAAGCTAAATATTTTGGATGAGAGCACGTTTTAGGCGTGCTTTTGTTATATATTTTTAAATCTACCGTGCGGGCGGTATAACCCGACATCCACACACTCGGACGGCGAGCATAAACACGTATTGGATGGAAAGGAAGGCACTATGGAATTCTTAAAAGCAATTCTCAAAGCGCAGGGGTTGGATGATGAGAAAATCGAAGCCATCTATGCCGTTGCAACCAAGGAAGCCCCAAAGCACTACATACCCAAGGATGTGTACAATGCCAAGGTAGGAGAGCTTGCCACCGTCACCGCTTCGCTGGAGGCCAAGGATAAAGAGCTTGCCGCGGCAAAGGAGTTCGAGGGCAAGTACAACACCACCATTACCGAGTTTACCAACTATAAAACGGGGGTGGAGAAGGAAAAGGCGAACGCTCAGAAGAAAGCTGCTGTTGTGCAAGGCCTCAAATCCGCAAATGCCAATCCTGATGCAGTAGATCTGCTTGCCTCCATTTTTGACCTCGATAAGGTTGAACTCGACGAGAAGGGCGCAGTTAAAGACTGGGATAACCAGCTAAAATCTCTGAAGGAGAGTAAGGCTGGTTTGTTTGGTACCCCACAGCAGAAGCCCAATTACGGCGGCTTTAACCCTCCGGCGGGTGGCTCCGGTGACCCCGGGGAGCCTAAGTCACTTGGGGAAGCAGTCGCACAATTCTATTCACAAAAGTAAAGGAGAGATTTAAATGCCTGTAACACTAGCAGACGCAAAGAATTTTACCCAGGATAAGCTTACGCGGTTCGTCATCGACGAATTCCGTAAAGACCACCTCATGGACCTGATGATCTTTGATGACACGGTGACTCCCATCGGCGAAACCCTCGCCTATGTGTACAACCGCGTAACCACCCAGCCCACAGCATCCTTCCGTGCGCTGAATACCGAGTACGCCCCCAACGAGGCAAAGACCACGCAGATTACCGCGGTGCTCAAGCAGCTCGGCGGCTCGTTCCAGGTAGACCGTGTAATTCAGGACCACGTGAAGGGCGTAACCGACCAGATTACCTTCCAGCTTAACCAGAAGATTACCGCAACCAAGGCGTTGTTTGCCGATACCGTTATCAACGGTGATGTGGCAAGCGACGCCAACAGCTTTGACGGCCTGAGCAAGGCGCTGGCGGGCAGCTCCACTGAATTCAACACCGGCACGGCCATCGACCTTTCCTCTTCGGCCAGCATCACCGCAAACGCGCATGCCTTCATGGACATGCTTGACAGGATGCTCAGCAGCCTCGACGGCGATATCTCCGCTATCGCGGTGAATAAGCAACTCAAGGCCATCATTAACGGCATTGCCCGCCGCAGCGGCTACTTCTCCACCTCGGATGTGGACGCCTTCGGCAAGCCAGTAACCAAATACCAGGGCATCCCGTTTGTGGAGGTTGGCAATAAGCCCGGTACCGCAGTGCCTATCATCGGCGTTGACGGCACCGCAGGTACCACCGACTTGTATGCTATTCGTATTGCCCTTGACGGATTCCATGGCATTTCGCCCAGTGGGTCTACTGTAGTGAAGGCGTTCCTGCCGGATATGAAGCTGCCCGGGGCGGTAAAAACCGGGGAGGTCGAGATGGTTACCGCCATCGCGCTCAAGGCTACCAGAGCGGCAGGCACCGTGCGCAAGATTAAGATTGCTTAGGAAAGGAGCGATTGCAGTTGATTACGATTACAACCAAGAACAAGGAGTACAACGGCATCACGGCCGGTGTACAGTTTAAAGACGGCGAGGCGAAGGTGGAAGCACTAAGCCCCGCCGTCGAGGCGTATATGCTCGGCGCCGGGTATACGATTGACAAGGGCAAAAAGAACGACAACAAGAAGGACAAGGACGACGGCAAGAAGGGTGAGGATAATCCGAAGAGCAAGGATTCGCCCGCGCCTCCTGCTGATAAACAGTAGGTGAGCACATGCCGAAGACCGAACAGGACGTATTTGCGGAGATTTCCCGGCGCTACGGCGTCGAGATGATGGCGCAGGAACGGTATCTGTCGTACATCTGTCAGGTAAAAGAGGAAATCTTGAGTTACTGCAATATTCCTCAAGGCGCTACCATGCCCGATGGGTTATTCTACCCGTGGGTAGAGCTGTCCTACGCCGCCGCGCGGCAGACACAAACCGTACAAGGTACCGGAGCCGTGAAAAGCATTACCGAGGGGGATACCACCATCACCTACGATGTGGGTACCACAGTAATCAAGAACAGCTCCGGCCTCCTCAGTTATGCCAATATTCTGAATCGCTACAGGAGGATGCCGCGATGAACAGCGCAGTCGAACTGCTGGCTGCGGCCAGAAACGATACCTGCGACATCTACCGCGCTATAAAAAACGCCACGGGCAGCATCACTAAGAATGAGGAGAAGCTGCTTTGCGCGGGTGTGCGCTGTAGACTCAGTAAGACAGATGTTCCGTCTCTTTCGCAGTCTGTCGCGGCTGCTTCTATCACGGCGGCCTATAAGGTGTATTTTGCGCCGGATCAGGATGTCCAGGCGGGTGACACTCTCATTGTCACCCGCCTTGGACAAACCTTTGAGTGTACGGCAGGAGAACCGTTTCCGTATAACCTCAACAAGGTAGTGAAGGTGACGGTCAAAAAGATTACATAAACGGGGTAAGGCCGATGGCAGGCGATTTCAGTACTCAGGACTTTGCACATTTCAAACAGGTTCTGAAGAACCTGAAGGCGGATTTAGATGTTGCCTCCTGTAACGTACTAAACAATGCCGTGAACATTGCTCGTCGGGTTACGGTAGAGAACACGCCAGTCGGCGACTATTCGCGCGAGGTGAGTTTTACCACCAAGGACGGCCGCGAGGTGCATTTCAGCGTTACTGGTAGAATGGGCGGAACGCTCAAGCGCAGCTGGGATGTAAAGAGAGCCCGTCTGCAGGGAAGAACTTACGAAGCCGAGCTCTACAACACCGCTGATTATGCGCCTTACGTCAATGATGGGCACCGTGTAGTTGACCGCGATAGAGTAACCATCGGGTATGTCAAGGGGCAGTTTATGCTTGAAAAGGGCCTTAACGCAGCCCGCGGAGAGATGCAAAATTTATTCAACGCTGAGATAAGGAGGGTGAAGCAAAGAAGTGGATTTTGACTATATCAAGCAGGGGATAGCAGACTTTATTAAAAGTCTGTATCCAGATGCTACCATATATGAAGACGCCATCCAACAAGGTGCGGCTTCACCTTCCTTCTTTGTTGATTTTTTCAGTGCAGACGGCACCGCAAGGCTGGCAGAAACCTCTAGCTTCGCTGTTGGATGTGTAATCACCTATTACCCGAAAGATATACGAACCAACGATGAAATTAACGCGGTGCGTTTTAATCTGCTGCAGCACCTGCGCCGGTTCTATACTCCGGCAGGATGGATGACTGTAAAGAACCTGACAGCTTCGGTAACCGATATGATACTGACGGTGACATTTACGGTACAGGTTGATATTAGTATGTTACCAGACGACCCGCTGATTCAGGCAGCACAGCAGAAAACCGAATTAAAGGAAGGTTGATTATATTGATTCAGAATCAGATACTGCCCGGCGTATACATAAACGTCGTGGCTGGCAAGCGCGGAGAGGATGTACTGGGAGTGCGCGGTATTGCCACCATTCCGCTTGAATTGGACTGGGGCGCACAGATTACCGAGCTTGCACAGGGAGAAAACCCATTTCCTAAGCTAGGGTATTTGCTCAGCGCTGCGCCGCTCGTGCTAGTGAAGGAAATCCTCAACTATGCCACAAAGCTTATCATCTACCGCATAAACAACGGCGAGAAAGCGCAAGCGACTCTTGCCGAAGGAATTACTGCAAAGGCCAGATATGCAGGCACGAGGGGCAACAGCCTTTCAGTGATTGTTGCAAAGGACGGTTCAGTGTTCGTAGTGAAAACCTTTATGGATACCCTTGAGGTTGACACGCAGATTATCAGCAAACCACAGGATTTCATTGCCAGCAACTATATCGAACTTGAGGGCACCGGCAGCCTTGTAAACGCAACTGTAACTCTAACAGGCGGCACCAACGGAACGGTATCAAGTACCGCTTATGATGATTACCTCACTGCGTTAGAGCTGCTCAAGTATAACGTCATTACCTACACCGGCTCCGATAACGCTGTTAAGAGTAAGATTGCCGCATTTGTAAAGCGAATGCGCGATGAGGGTGTACGTGTACAGGCGGTCATGAACGGCTTTGCTGCGGATTACGAGGGCATTATCAACAATACCATCGGTGGTATAAGTGGTGGTGTTGCACTGACAGCGGCTCAGACCTGCGCAACCAGGGCGGGCATCGAGGCTATGCTCGGTATCACAGCCAGCGGTACCAACATGGAAATTATCGGCTGGACGGATGTCAACCCGCGCCTTAATCGCATTCAGTTGGAAAGCCGCACCAAAAACGGCGAAAGCCTGTTTGTGATTAAAGACGGAAAGGTAAAGCTGCTATACGACATCAACAGCCTGACCACCTTCACGGAGGAAAAGCCGAAAGACTTCGCCAAAAACCTTGTTATTCGCACCTTGGATGCCTATGTGATGGACCTGCAGGCCCTGCTTGATGAACAGGCTATTGGCAAGCTTCGCAACAACGTTAATGGCCGCAATCAGCTTAAGGGTATGATTGTGGATATGACAAAGAAGCGGTATCTTGAGACCGAATCCATCGAGGACTTTACCGCCGATGATGTTGTGGTAGAAATCGGTACCGAACGCGACAGCGTGGTTGCTCACAGCGCCATCAAGGTGGTTGATACGATGGATAAGATTTATCTTACTGTAGTATCCCGCTAAGGAAAGGAAGAAACGAATAAATGAGTGAATTTATGCGTCTGCAGGATATGTTGTCCGGCCATGACGGCAATGTTTATATTACTCTCAATGGCAAGATACTGCCTGCGGGCATGATCGGAAAGATTGAAGCCAAGGAAAAAAAGACCGTCGAGAGCAAACGCCCCCTCGGGCAGCGAGTTATCCAGCACGCCGTTAGGGGTGTAGAGTATACCCTTAGCGCCACGCTGTATCATATCACTTCTGCATTCATTGAAGCTGCTAAGGCTTATAAGGATACCGGCGTATCTCCTGAAATAACCGTTCAGGTATACAACGAGAACCCGGTTCAGGGCAGAAGCGAGATATTGCTGCGTAACGTTATCTTCAACGAAACGCTGTTCGCGAAACTGGACGACAGCTCAGATGACAGCCTTTCCGTCGATACTGACGGCACGTTTGATGACTTCGATATCATTTCTAAATTCGGAGGGACGGCAACTTGAAAACCTTAAACGCTTTTTTAAACCCTGTTAAATCGGTCAATACACAGTTTGTTGTGTCGGAGCGCTTTGTAGAGGATGGTAAGGCTGTCCCGTGGGAACTGAAGGTGCTCTCCTCCGCAGAGGGTGAGATTGCTCTGCGGCAGGCATATATCAACGGCCAGATTGACGATATCTCGCAGCGGTACGAATACGCGGCACGTTGTGTGGTGTATCCCGACCTTACCGATGCCGAGCTGCTCAAGGCCTACGGCGTACTCAAACCGAGCGACCTGCTCCGGCAGATGCTTACCGACACCGAGTTTGCCCGTCTGCTGGTCAAATGCTATGAGATTAATGGCGCGACCATGAACATGCAGGAACTGGTGGACGAAGCAAAAAACTGATAAAGCAGAGCAGAAAAGGGCGCGCAGACAGTTTCTTTGCCTACGCGCATTTTGCTCTGCAGAACTTTAATATCTTACCTAGCGTGTTTTTAGGGCTTCCCACAAGGGAGAAGGCGTTCATTATTGCCAGTATGCAGATAAACACCGAGGATATGAAGCAAAAGTAAGGGGGCGGTACAGTGTCGCAGACCTTTGGTGCGGTATTCAAGCTGACGGATAACTATACCGCCACCATGACAAAGATTATGAACTCCACTGATTCGGCAGAGAATAAGATAAAGAAAGCCAAGAAGGCAAACGAGGAATATTCGAACAGCTTTAAAAGGATTAAAAACAGTGCGCAGGACGCTGGCGGTGGTCTTAACACCATTATGAATAGGCTGACTGGTATGATTACTCTTGCCTATGCGGGGCGGAAGGCCTTTGACCTGATGATGTCGGCACTGAATACCTCCGCACTGCAGAAGACGCAGGAAACCACATTTCAGGCACTGCTGAAAAATGATAAGGTTGGCTCGCAGCTCTATCAATATGTCGGTCAGTACGCGCAGAAATCTGCGTTAGGACGCGAGGATATCGCAAAAGGAGTAACCTCTTTCCTTTCTACGACGCGCGACCTTAACCAGATTGAGCGCCTCATCAAGATGACCGAGCGCCTGTATGCGAAGGACCCCACGCAGGGTGCTCAGGGCGCAGTATTCGCGCTCAAGGAGGTACTCGCGGGCGACGTGGTATCCATGCGCGACCGCTACGGTATTACCGGCTTCAGCGGCGAAAAGATTCGCAACATGTCAGCGCAAGGCGATACCGCTGGGATGCTTGATTATATCGACCAGCAGCTTAACCGCTTCGGCGCGACGCAGGAGGTGGTTGACCGCAATTTTGCTGGGCTACTTACGCAGGCGAACGTATTCGCTTCCAACATGAAGACCGCCATCGGCGATGCTGCAACGCCGGTTATGGAAAACCTTGCCGGTGTGATGATGCGCCTTAATGAGATGATGCAGGCGGGCAGATTTCAGCCGTTCATCAACATGATGGTAAACGGCATGCAGATGATCGGCAACGGGATTGCATGGGTGGTGGAGAACATCAACGTTATCGCGCCGCTGGTTGTAGGCTTTACGACCTCCATTTTGATATACAAGGGCGCCATGATGGTAGCGGCACTCTGGACGACCATTACAGGCATAGCAGTTAACGCCTTGGCAGGAAACCTAATAATGGCCGGTGCAATCCTTGCCGGTGTAACTGCCGGGGCGCTTACGCTCTCCGCTGCCTTTCAGGATATCGACGCAAGCGGCGTAAAAGACCTTAACGGAGTAAACCCCTCGGAGCTTTCAAAGGGCTTAGCTTCCGCGCCCGTAGAGGTAACCAACTCCTCGGCCATCCCCGTAAAGGGCGAAGTATCCATCGAGAGCGAGGACATGCGCTATCTTATCGACCTTGAAAGCCAAAAGTTTTTTGCAAAGTTTTCGGTGGCCCACCTTGCACCGCAGATAAATAACACTTTTGGGGATATCCACCAAACCGCAGATGTTTCCCAAATTGAAGGGGTTATAGCCAATATCATTACCGAAGAAATCGAAACCTGCGCGGATGGAGTGTGAAACTAATGTACAACATATTCATCGGGGACATTGAGCTTTACGGCATCGAGGAATTTACCGAGACCGGAGGACGGGATATAGAAACGCACAGCACCCTTGGAACGGGTGCTGTGCCTCTGTATGGTGATAAAGATTTACGGTCGTGGAGTATCTCTTGCGAACTGACCAATATCAAGCAATCCTACCATGATGTATTTACCCAGGCATCTGATATCTTCGCTGCGTTTGACGCATGGCTTACAAGCGGCGCCGAGCAGCGGCTGGTAGTAGTCAACGGTGATTACACCCTGTCTCAGATGGTAATACTCAAGAACTACAAGAAGCCTGAGAAATCACAGGGTGTATACGATGTGAGCATTGAGCTGTTGGAATACAAGGAAGTCAGCGTTCGCACGGCGGATATTCCGTATATCCAGCGCCCCGGGAAGATACCGGCGGTGCCGAAAGCGCTGGCGGGCAACCCGGCAACATTTACGAAAAAGGAAGATATTGATGCGGCGTTTAAGAGGTATAGGGCGGCAAAAGAGGGGCAACTTTTAGCGCTGGATAAAAGGGATACTTTAAGTCTTCAAGCGGATTTAAGCATAAGGAATGATGCGCTATTGGGTGAACCTGCTGGACGCAACCTTGATAAGGCTTTAGGTACAACTGATTTACATACTTTTCAATACATTGGTAGAGCTTACGACGATTGGGCGAGAAGATTCGCGGACAATTTAACAAAGCTCAATACCCCATTTATGGGTTAGCAATGGACGATAGTTTCATAATATTTTCTGACATTCATCTGCGTTAAGCACATGGTAGGATTTAAATATTTTTAACATTTCACTCGTCTTATCATCTATCTGTTCAAGGTGGTAGAGTGATGCGGCTAGATAAAATAAAGCTACCGCAATTATAATCGTAATAAACCATGTAATTAACATGGCGGTAAAATATACCGTATAGATATCGTGTGATTGCCCAGCAGTATTCAGTACATTACCAACAACTCCTCCAATGACAATACCCAGCACTAAACCACCGATTAAAACTACCCAAGCTAAAATATTATATACTGTTGATCTAATCATTTTCTGTCAACTCCTTTCCCCCAATATACCACTATATACTCTAATTTACAACCTTTGGAGGTGACCCGATGGAACTCCTTTTAGAAAACGCAGAAGTAGGTAAAGTCCTTGACCTCACTGATATTGCGGAGAAAATTAAATTTCAAGACCAGTGGAACAACGGCACCGCGAAGTTTTGTTTTGAATATCCGGCACAGGTAGGCGACATGTACCCCAACGGTTCGGTGGTGAGGTTCAAGTATGCTAACGCAGGCATCTTCTTCGGATACCTCTTTACCACCTCACAAGATAAGAGCACATATAAATGCACCTGTTACGACCAGCTGCGGTACATGAAGGCCAGCGATACGGTGATGCGTAAGAAGATGACGCTCACCCAGTTTGTCAACCTCTGCGCGGCGAACCTTCAGCTAAGGGTAGGAAAGTTCGATAACACTGAGCTGGTGTTGGACGATTACCTGTTTGATGGCAAAACCTATCTCGACATGGTGTACGACAGCATCAAGGAGAACCTGCTCGGTAACGGGTATTACTATACCCTGTATGACAACTTCGGCGCGCTTGACCTGCGGGATACGCTGGATCTGCGTCTGCCGCTTGTGCTGGGCGATTACTCGCTGGCTACTGATTTTGAGTACAGCAAAAGCATTGACGAGGATACCTACAACTACGTCAAGGTGGCGCAAGACAACAAGGATGCGGGCGTGCGGAACAGCTACTGCGCCGAGGATGTCGGCAACATGAAGCGGTGGGGCAAGCTGATGTTCTATCATAAAAGCAGCGGCAATAAAAACGAGGCACAGCTCGCGGAGCTTGCCAACAACATTCTTGCTGCCAAGAACCGAGAAACGCAGACGCTCTCCATTGAAGCCATCGGTGACGTAAGAGTACGTGGCGGCAGCGGTATCAAGGTTGAAATTGCCGAGGCGGGGCTTGACCTGTGGGCGGTGGTAGACAATGTAACCCACGAATTTACTCGGTCGATTCACACAATGAAGTTAAACCTGATTATAGGGGGGCCTCTTAGTGTCAAATCTACATAGTGCAATCAAGCGGGTTGCGCTCAACAGTATGAACAACGAAAATCTCGCCGATGTGGTATATGCCACCTATACTGGAAGCGGTCTAAAAATAGACGGGAAACCCGTTGCTGTACCCGTAAACATGATAGATATTCCTCATCATCTTACGGATTATGACGTGGATATGCAGGAAGTGCAGGGAGGGGCTCTGGTTGGAGAGCGAAAAACCTATCGCGTTTTTAATGCACTCAAGAAGAATGAGCGTGTAAGTGCGGTGCAGAAACGCGGCTCACAGCGCTACGCCATCATTGATCGGCTGTAGGGAGGGGTATGTATGTTGCCACAGTTAGGATATCTGAACACAAGCACCGATTACACGCATTTACGGCTCCCGTCAAAAACCTATAAGCTCGACATCAACAGCGGCCACATTCGTGGTCACACCGACGAGCTGTCAGCGATGGAGCAGGCTGTATATAAGATTCTTGCCACTGAACGCTTTTGGTACCATATCTACACGCCAAACTACGGGGTGGAGCTGGACGGGCTTGTTGGATCCCGCAGAGAATATATCAAAGGCGACATTGCTCGGCGACTGAGTGAGGCACTTACCGCTGATGACCGAATTACTGGTATAAGGAATTTAAACGTTTCCTTTAGTGGCGAGGAAGCTGGCGTATCTTTTATTGTGGGCACCATTTACGGAGACGTCATTGTGGAAAGGAGGGTGGCTCTTGGCTGAGAATTATGAGTTCCGATACATACTTAATGAAATGCTTGCGGGTGTTCCCGATACCTTAGATAAACGCGAGGGCAGCATCATCTATGACACACTGGCCCCAGTTGCATATGAGGTGGCAAAACAGAACTACCTCATTTCCAGCCTGATGAGCCTGTTGTTTCCGGACACCTCGCAGGAGATATGGCTCGACCGCAACGCCGACAATTTCGGTCTTGCCCGCAGGGAGGCTACCTGCGCGACCAGAAGGGTGCTTGTGCAGGACAGCAACGGAGCGCCACTCGACGTGCCCCTAAGCAGTCGTTTCCGAGTGGAGGATCTAACGCTGCAGGTCACCGAAAAGATAGCGGCGGGAGAATTCAAGGCTGTCGCGGAGCAGGCGGGAACCATCGGCAACCGGTATACGGGGGAACTGCTGCCGGTTGACAATATAGTCGGCCTGGGAACGGCAATGCTTGCAGACGTATTGATACCTGCATCCGATACGGAAACCGATGAAGAACTGCGCGGCAGGCTGTACGATTATCTGCGGAAAACACCCTTCGGCGGGAATATCGCGGATTATGAGCAAAAAACGCTGGGCATTGAAGGTGTTGGAGCGGTTGCGGTGTTTACCGCGCAGAATATCGGCGCGGGCCTTGTACGGCTTATCATAGCCGACGAGCAGATACAGCCCGCCACCGAGGAGCTTATTACAAGGGTTAAAAACACGTTTGTGGGTGACCGTAACGGTACGGGTATGGCCCCCATCGGGCACCTTGTCACCGTTGGCACCGCAAGCCTGCTGACGGTTGACATCACGGCACAGGTAAAGTTGAAAACCGGCGCCAGTTTTGCGCTAATCGAGCCGCTTATTAAACAGGCGGCGCAGGGTTATATCGGCGGAATCGGCTTTAAGGAGGGCATCGTCTACCGCGCAAAGTTAATATCGCATATGCTCAACGCCTCTGATGCCATCCTTGATGTCAGAGGCGTTACCATTAACGGCGCCGCCGAAAACCTTACCCTAACTAAGACAGCGTATGATTATCAGATACCGTCAATCGGTACGATTACCGTTACGGAGGTGACGGCCTGATGTTTTATGACCTAAAACCTGAGTACAAAGCACACCTACCGCCGTACTACGAGAACATCGCAGAGATTTCGGTTCTCGATACGGTTATCATCGAACAGCTTGAGAAGATTCAAAGCCGGATACGACTGCTTGCCGAAAGTCGGTTTGTAGAGCTTACTAATGTCGATGGGGTAAAGCGATGGGAAAGTATCCTAGCACTCAATAGCCCTATTAAAAGCACACTACAGTCCCGTAAGAACGCAGTGAAGGCCAAACTAATGTCAAAGCCACCCATAACAATTGAAACTCTGCGGGCCGTGATTGAAACCTACCTTGGGGTGCCGGTTAATATGGTTACGTGGACTCTGCCGGACATACCAAACTGGTATGTTTTTGGGAAAGCCACATGGGGTGATGTTGAAAAGACATTTTGGAGAGATTACCTGCCGACCGGTACGCCTTATACTATCGATGTCTACTATCGTGGTTTTGAGAAATTGCCGGACTTAGATCCGTTGTATGCAACCATTAACGAGCTCATACCCGCAAATATCGTTGTCAATATTCATTACGCCTATGCAACATGGCGCGAGGCGCAGGTGCAATACCCAACGTGGCAACAGATTTGCGAACATACATGGAATCATATTATGTTAGGAGCGTGGCTGAATGCCTAAGTTAACAACAAATCTGCAATTAAAAAAGCCGTTGCTGGATGAGGCAGCGGATATCGAGGTCATTAACGAGAATATGGACAGGATTGATGCGGTTATAATTACGAAGAATAGCGCTCAGGCAATTCATCATGCCACCGCATGTACCGGTACGGGCAGACGTTACGAGCTCATAGTGCCGACACTCGACTACCCATTGCCGAGTGATTTTATCCTTACGTTTATACCGCATGTTGACGTACTGGATAATGCTGTGGTGGTTATTCGTAAATCAGCAGAAACACCGGACGAACAAAGCACAGTATTACCCATCATTACCAACGCCAACGAGACTGTACCGGCCGGATCATTTAAGGCAACTACCGTAACAATGCTTGCAATAGGAGGCGGGCGTGCTTTTTTTAAGCTTGGCGGCATCGGAAAGCCGCCGGAAAACTGGTCTTTTCTGCAGGCAATTACACAGACAGGGCAATTTTTAGTAGAAGAAACCGGATGGTATCAGATACATGTTATTGGCCCAGGGGGTAACGGCGGAAAGGGTGGAACATCTGTATTATCGGGCGACAACAGTGGTCTCACTTATGTCATGGGAGGCGGAGGAGGAGGGGGTTCCGGTGGAGGCCTTGCAATATCCAGACTGTTCTTAAAAGCCGGAACAGTGATAAATATTACTGTTACTGCCTCCTATGTATCTTTTGGTTCCGACATAACATGCACTGCCGGATATGCAGGCCAGAACGGCGGTAACGCAGATATTAACAATGTCGGTGCTGCTGGCGCAGGAGCAACAAACGTTGGGACAGCAGTAGGAGGAAATTACATTAACTTACCCGGAAAGCCGGGCAAAAACGGTGTAAATGGCGCAAAATGGGGTGGAACAGCGCCAGCGAACCAAACAATAGGTGGAGCTGGAGGAGCTGCTGGAGACCCGCTTACTGCAAGCAAGTATTATTCTTCACCTAAAGCTACGAGTGGAATGAATGCTAAAACATCAGACACCGCCAACAATATTCCTTTCATGTTTGGAGGCGCGGGTGCAGGACGCACGGGAGGAGTAATACCCAGCAATGCTTACTATAACTCGTATCCTGGCACAACGTATGCTGGCGCTGCAGCTGGTGGTGGGGCGCCTGGAGGCGTAGTAATTGAGAAAGGAGTTGCATAATCATGAGCAGACAGTTTGCGTTTGTACAAGCAGGTAAGGTAGAGGAGGTTGTTCCGTACATTATTGATATCGGTGAAACATCCGTCAGCCTTGAAAATCGGGTATACAGTGATATCATCAAACTATATTTTGTAGAGATTCCCGAAGGCTTACCGGTTGAAGCAGGCTGGTATTATCAACAGGGTATGTTCCGCCGGCCGAACGCCGACGGCAGCGCTCCTGCCCTAATCGACATTGACGCCATTACACAACGGTATGACACAACCACACTGGACGGTGCAAAGGCTGCCAAGCTTACCGAAATCAACACCGCCTGTGAACAGGCAATAACCGCGGGCGTGGATGTCACAACCACACAGGGTACAGAGCATTTCAGCCTGACAGCCAACGACCAGATCAACATTGCCTTCTACGAGCAGCAGCTCTCGGCTGGAGCGGCGCAGGTACCATATCACGCCGATGGAGCCCTTTGCCGTATGTTCTCGGCAGATGAAATCAAAGATGTAGCTGCGGCTGCTGCCCGGCATAAACTTTATCACATCACCTACTGTAACCATCTGCGTGATTACATTAAGAGCCTCATCACCATCAAAGAGATAGACGGGGTTACATATGGGATGACATTGCCGGAAGCACTGCAGAGCAACTTAACGGCGATATTAACAGCCGCAGGAGGTACCACGGATGAAACAACTGCTTAAGCTATCAATCCTGTTTTGCATAGGTGGCCTGGTGTATAACCTCATTGAGATTATGCACCACGGGAGCACCCACTGGTCAATGTTAATTGTTGGCGGGTTATGCTTTCTGCTCATCGGAGCCATCAATGAGCTTTATACCTTCGATATGGCGCTGCCCAGCCAGATGCTGATATCGGCTATTATCGTTACCGCCGTGGAACTTATCACCGGCCTTATTATCAACGTTGTCCTCGGTTGGAACGTGTGGGATTACAGTAATTTGCCGTATAACCTCTGCGGACAGATCTGCTTGTTGTACTTCAATATCTGGTTTCTGCTGTCTCTTGCCGGTATCTTCCTCGATGATTGGCTGCGGTATTGGCTGTTCGATGAGGAACGGCCGCGTTACAAGCTGCTTTAGGGGGTGTAGATAGTTGGTAAATGCGGTATATAACATTGACCTCAGCCTGAAGCAATCGGAAATACTGCAGACGGGTATCATCCTTACACAGGGTGATAACAGCTCTATAGTATTTCACATCCGTATTCTTGATGGTGGAAAAGAAATTGATTACTCGAAAGCGACCGCGCGGATTGTCTTCATAAAAGAAGATAAAACAGTGGTAGAAAAAGATAATCTGGAGAATCCACCTGAAGGGGGATACAACCATACGCTCGGCACAAACGAGCTAGCGGTTATAGGCAAGGTAATCGGCTCAGTACTTTTATATGGACCAAACGGGGAGCGCCTTTCAGCTTCCCGTTTTGTTTTTCAGGTTCAGGCAGACATGCTGGCACCGGGAGCGGTCGAAAGCTCTTCCGAGATGGACGCTCTCTCAAAAGCCATACAGCTGCTCCATCAGTTGGAGGACGAGGCCTACACCGGCACGGCTGTTTTTACCCTGGAGAGCGAAACATCAACAATAGAGATAACCACAGATACCAACGGTAAGCCGCTTGACTGCCGACATGCTGAGCTGGTTATAAAGGTACCCGAAAACTTGATTGCGAACGCTGGGGACCAGGTATATGTGATGGGGCAGGTGAATGATGCAGTCGCAGCAGGAGCGTACTGTTCTGTTTGGGGCGGGGCTACGGCGGATAAGTGGATGCTTGGATGGTTTAAAAACTTGGGCAGCGCAATCCGGCTTAACTTCGATGTAGCTGGAGGCGCGGTATGCGTAACGGGTGATGTAGTGGCGGGTGGTATAAGCAGCAGCGGTTCCCGTAATGATGTGGCCTCGGGAAAAACATACGGGTATACGACACAGGTAAATAACTTTCAGGCGATATCCAAGATTACGCTAACTGCGGCATACAGCCGATTCCCCGCGGGTACAGTCGTTGTAGTTAGGGATATTAAAAAGTAAAGGAGATTGACTGATGCCATCAGAAGTTTTAGTTGCAATCATAGCCTTTGCAGGCACCGCCGTCGGTAGCGTCGGCGGTGTTCTTGCATCCAGCCGTTTAGTCAACTTTAGGCTCGACAAAATTGAGGACAAGCTTGACAAACACAATCACTTTGGCGATAGACTTACCAGGGTGGAAACAATACTTGATATTAAGGAGGAAAATTAGCCGTGAATATTATACAGCACCCCTCACCCAACCACTGGAATGGGCGTTTTGGATGGACGCCAGACATGATTGTCTGTCATATCACAGACGGGGCATACGACGGCGCTATAGCCACCCTGTGTGACCCCGCGATGCAAAGGTCTTCCCACTTCGTCGTAGCCCGCGACGGACGCATAACCCAGCTTGTGCAGATTGCTGACGGCGCGTGGTGTAATGGCACAGACACGAAACCGTTAGCAAACAGCTATTATGGCAAATCCACACTGCAGGCCGTGCGCGACCGTAAAACCAACGCCAACTATTACACCATCAGCATCGAATTTGAGGGTATCTGGAAGGAAACCAAAGGCAGGCTTACCGACGTGCAGCTTGCGGCCGGCATAGAACTGATTAAGTACATATTCGCCGAGGTCAAACGGCTATATGGCATTGATATCCCCGTCGACCGTGAACATATCGTTGGTCACTATCAAATCAGCCCTGTTACCCGCCCCTGCTGCCCGGGCGAGCTGTTCCAATGGGATGAGCTGCTCGCGGGGGTTAAGGGTGAAGCCGCAGAAACTGATTGGCAGCTTAAGTATACCAAGCTCGAAGCCGAGTATAACGCATTTAGGCAGGGTGTAGCAGCTCTGCTTGATAATTATAAGGAGGTCTAGCAAATGAAGAAAACTGCAAAAAGAATTCTCGCGCTTATTATGTGCTTGTTACTGGTCGGCATCCTCATGGCGCCTACTATGTTCGCAGCAGACACAACAGCTACACCTGCACCTCCATCCAATTGGGGTAACTTCGTTAGCATCATCCTCACTGTGCTGCTCGTTGTGGGCGGCTTTTTTATTTCCTATTTTAAAACCAGCGCGACATTAAAAAGTAAGGCAGCCGGTTTGATTGCCGAGGCCGAGAACCAATACCGCACATGGACGAAAGCGGGCAATCAAAAGTTTGAGTGGGTATGCGATCAGCTCTACAGCCTCATACCGCCTTGGCTCAAGCCGCTGATTACGCGTGAAGTTGTCGGAAATATCGTGCAGACCGTATTTAATTTTATCGAGGATTACGCCAAGCAGCAGCTTAATCTTAATAGGGCCGCAGATGGTATTGGCAAACTGAACAAATAA